CTTCCTCGATGGCCGAGAGCATCTGCTTCCAGTCTTTGGCCAGCGAGTCATTGATGATCGCTTCCATGCGGTCACCGGCGCCGGTCACGTCCTGGTTCTGCGCGGTGTATTTCTCCAGGTTGTTGTATTGGCCGATCAGCGCCGAGACCTGCGGCGTGGCGTATACGCCCACCAGGTCTTGGACGGCGCCGAGCTGCTCCGGACCGGACAATCCCTCGAATGCCTTGTTGAGCTGGCCGATGACGTCGACCAGACCTCGTGCGTTACCTTCAGCATCCACGACGCTGATGCCGAACTTGTCGAGTACCGCCTGGCCTTTCTCGGTAGGGTTGAGCAGGCTCACCATCAGGCGGCGCAGGCCTGTGCCGGCGCGGGACGCCTTGAAGCCGGAGTTGGCCAAGGCCTCGATAGCCGCCACTGTCTCTTGCAGCGAATAGCCTGCAGTCTGCGCGGCCGGGCCGGCGTAGGTCAGGGCGTTGGCGAGCTGCTCGATGTCGGTGTTCGAGTTGTTCACCGCTGTCGCCATCAAGTCGACAACATTGCCAAGATCGCGCGCCTCCATGCCGAAGGTCATCAGCACGTTGGTAGCGATATCCGCCGAGCGAGCCATGCTGACGTTGGCGAGGTTGGCCAGCTGCAGGGAGGCGGGCAGCGCGGTGATCGCCTGGCTGCTGGAGAAGCCGGCCATACCGAGCTGTTGCAGACCCTCGCCAACTTCAGACGCGGTGTACACCGTGGTCATGCCCAGCGCGCGCACCTGGTCTTCCATCGCCTTGAAGCTGGCTCCGGTATCGCCCATCCACTGCGGGCCGCCGCTGGACATGATGGCGCGGGTACGCTGCATCGTGTCGTAGAACTCGGCGCCGGTGACAATGGAGTCTCGCACGCCGGCTGTGAAAGCGTAGGTTGCCGATGCAGCCACTACTGTGGCGCTGGTGTACATACCGAAGCTGGCGTGCAGGCCGGTGATGGCTGCGCGGAATGCTGCCGCAGTCTGCGCGCCGGCCTGCTGGGCTACGTTCACACGGGTCATGGATCCGCCAAGACCAAGCAGCTGCGAGGTACTCATCGCATTCAGCCGGTTGAGCTGCTCCTGCGCCGCAATCTGCTGGCGGATCGCGGTCACTTGCTTACCGTGCGATCCAGCCATCAGCTGCGACTGAGCGCGCAGGCGGATCAGCTGGCTCTCCTCGCGCTTGAGAGCCATCTCCAGCTCAGTGACGGCCTTCTTCTCGGTCAGCTCCTCGCGGATGGCGGACTTGCGGGCAGCGATCTGCGCCTGGATCTTGGTGATTTCTTCCTGACGTCCGCCGTTCAGGCTGGCCAGCGTGCGCTCCAGCGCTTTCAGTTGGGCGTCCTGGCGCGCGGTCTCAGTGATCTCCTGCTGCTTGCTGCGGATAGTGACCTGGGCAATAGCGTTCGAGCGCCCCTGCTCTGTCAGCAACGAGGACAGCGCAGCGCTCTGTTCGACGCTGACCAGGCGCAGCTTGGTATCGGTGTTGAGCAGCCGCTGCTTGGTGGCGGTGACGGCCTTGAGTTCGTTGTTGAGGCGGCCTTCCTCTGTGTTCAACAGCTTGATGCCGTTGGTGAGGGCTGCGTTCTCGTTTTTGAGGTTGTTCGATGCCTGGGCGATGCGCAGCACCGACTTGGAATAGGATTCCTTGTCGGCGGTGTCACGTAGCAGTCGGCCCATCTCGGCATATTCGCCGTTCAGAGCCTTGGCAGTGACCGTGGCTTTGACGTTCTGTGCAGCCATCCCGGCCATCAGCCGGTTCACGTTGTCCCGCACAGTCTGCATGGTGCGGCCGAGGTTCTCGGCATCGGCGCCAGAGGCGATCAGGGTCTTCTCGAGCTTGTCGTACTCACGGTTCATGTCGCGCAGGAGGCGCGCAGAAGCAGACGTCGACTTGCCCGACTTGGCTTCCAGGGTGTCCAGCGCCTTGCCCATGTTGGCCAGGCGGATCTGGAACTCTGATAGCTGTCTGAGCGAGTCGGAAAAATCGACGTCAAATGAGGACATAGTCAGCTTTTCCTTCGAGGTTTCCGTGGTTTAGGCTGTTTTGCAGCTGCCTCTTCGTGGGCCTGCTTAGCCTTGACGTAGGAATCATACAACACGCCGTTGTCGGTTTCCTCGATGACGCGGAAAAATAGCGTTCTGAGGCTGGACGGAACCTTCAAAACGAGGTCAGCAAATGCCGAGATTTCCTGATAGGGCATAGGCTGGTAGCCGCTCTCATAAAACTGGCGCCTACGGTGCAGCCGGAAGAACGCATCCACCATCCACATGAACGGAGAAGAGGGCTTCTTGAAGCCCTCCATCGCCGGGTGTGGCTTACCGAACTTTTCTTCCAGCAGCTTGAAAGCCTTGATGCCCTTTTCGCCGTGGTTGATCAGGAATCGGCAGTAGGCTTTACCTGTTCAGCGATCTCCTCGTCGGCTTCGCCGCGGAAGTTCGATCGGCTGAAGACGAACATGTCCAGGGCCTCATGCAGCTCGCGGTAGCGCGGGTCGCTGATCAAGCGGTAGGCCGACTCTTCGGAGTATTCCAGCGCCTCACCTTTGTTGGTGATGCCTTCCCAATCCTTGACGATGTGCATCGCATAGGCGCGCTGCATGATCTCTTGGGACTTGGCCTGGCCTTCGGCTGTCTTCAGGCCTTCCAGCGTGCCAACCAGCTGGTAGTTCTCGCGATACAGGGTGGAGATGTAGTCGCGATAAGCGGCGCCCGGGCGGGCGAGGAGAAACCGGGCTCCCAAGATGTCAGTCCAGACACCATTGTCTGCCATCTGGGGGTCGATTGTGATTTCGGAGAGTTCGAGCATGTCGGTTTCCTTGGGCCTTTAAACGGAAAATTCCGAGAGAACTGTAGCACAGTCCTCCCGGAATTCACTACCCGCCGACAACTCGTTACGGAGTCGGTACGTGCTCGATAGCCAGGACGCAGTTCACTACCTCGCCGCCGATGGTCACTTCGCCTTCTTCAGCCACCAGGGTGATAGCGGTGGTGTAGTCAGCGTTCTCGCCTTCAGCGTTGCTGGTAGGCGACTGAGCCATCAGGTTGGGCAGGTGGAAGACGAAAGTGCCCTGCTCGGTGGAGATGTTGAACTTCACGCTCATGCGCTTGTTCTTCATGTGCGCATCGAGTGCAGCCTGGTTGAAGTAGTAGATGGTGCCGCTGAAGGTCACACCTACCTTGCCGATGCCGATGCCCGCCGCGAACTCGTGGGACAGACCTGTCTGCTCACGGGCGTTGTTCGAGATGGCCAGAGAGGCGTCCGAGAAGGTCACCTCCATGAGGGCGCCGTCAGCGTCGCGGATCTCGATGTTCGCCAGGTTGTTCGAGCTGTCGGCGATCTCGTAGTCTTCGAACGGCACCTTGGCGCTGGCCAGGCTACCGCCCAGGTTATCGGCGCCTGCCAGAGCATTGGTGTAGTCAGCGTACGCACCGATGGTGGTCAGGGCGAGGGTGATCAGCTCAGCGTCACCGAATTCCATGGTGGCTTCGTTGACGATGTTGCCGTAGTAGACCTCGTGGTCCAGACGGTCAGTCGCCTGCGTACCCTGGCGAATGGTCTTTTCCCAGACCGCGTAGCGCTTGATCTCGCCGTCGGTGATGAACTGGCCTGCAGCCGGGTTGCCGGCTTCTACGTCGGTCCAGACGTTGAGCATGGACAGCGCGAGCATATCCAGGCAGAACGGAGTGGAACCGAACTCGACAGTCACGCCGCCGTTGGCGCTGCCGCGGGTGTTCTTCGAGCCGCGGCTACGGCGGTTGCCGGTGATGGCCGTCGACTGCTGGGCTTCCTTCTGCATGCTGAAGGATTCGGTGGTGAACGGGACGATGCTCATCGGGGCCTTCGGGTTGAAGTCCTCGCGTGCAGCGTTGTCGGAGATAGCGTAGGCCAGAGAGACCGACGACGTATCATTGAAGCTTCTGACCTTAGCCATTGTGCGTTACCTCGCGATATTGATCTCGAATTCAAAGTTGATCACGCCGTTGTAGGACGTAAACCCTCTGATTGGAACCGCCGGTGTCGGCACGAATGACCTGAACCGGATACCATTTATGGTGGAGTCCTGGAACCAGTTAGCCACCTCTTCCAGCTGAGTGCCGTATCTTACCTTGTCCCTTGGCGCTTGGGTGAAAAGCGACAAGTCCAGGGTACCCCAGTAACGGCGGGGTGCCTCATGGCCCGGGCCGGCGCGACGGACAGCCTCATAGCTGACCTCGAACAGCCAGAAGTCCATGCTCTGCTTGAACAGCTCGCCGACACCGAGCTCGCTTAGATCCAGGCCTTCTTCCATTTCATAGGCATACGGCACGCCAGCGGCGATTCGCGAGCGGACATACTCGCGAATCACCTTCTCACAGGCCATGGCAGAGCTGAGCATGTAGTTCAAAGTGGGTTCTTCCGTGCGTTGCCCGCGGCAATCCGATTCTGGTAGACACGTAGCGTCTCAGCTACGCCGGCTTCCCCAGCGCTCTTGATCTCGGCATTCTTGGCGTACTCCTCGCCGTCCTCGAGTGGGTGGTAGAAGTAGAAGACCGTCTCAGGCAGCCGGCCGGCGACCAGCTTCTCAACCACCTCACGCAGCTCACGCTCACGGACGAACTTGGTTGCCCGCATTTTGTGTATGCCGGCGTCACGCCGTTTACCGACTGGCGCCACACTCGCGCGCTCGTTGCTGCCGCGCCAGTCGTTGATCCGGCCAGCCTTACGAGCACCAGGTCGACTGCGCCCCTTGGCGGCGATCATCCAGTGCGCAGCAGCGTTCGAGGAGTCGTGCTTAGTGGCCTGCACGGCTGCGACCAGCCCGGCGACCAGGGCCTGTCGTATGCCGCGGTTGAACAGCGCGCCGAGGTCCGTGCCGAGCTTATTCGCCTGCTGTGAGAACTTGCTGGCCATTACTTGCACCTCAGCTTGTACTGACGACGGCCTGGTTGCGTGTGCACGGATTCAACCGTCCGCTCACGTCCTTCTACCATGATCTTGGTCTTGTTGGCCGGCGGCTCGAAAGGCAGGTGCTCAGCCTCAAAGTAGACGTCGATGTACGGCTGCGACTCGTTGTTCCAGAGCGCGTAGTCGTGGTAATTCTCCATCACCCCGGTCACGTTGTAGGACTGCTGACCGTTGATGTAGGTATCGCTCGTCTTATCATAGACGCGGTCGCTGACCTTCATGACCATGTCGATGCGGGTGTCTTCTTCATCGTCGATACGCAGGCCTGATAGGCCGGAGTCGGAGAAGGTATCGACTACCCGATAGCGGTTGCCGTGTAGCTCTACAAAGTCCCATGCCTGGCATACCACGTTGATTGGCAGGTAGGCATAGAAGTTCTCGATCTTGACGTCGGTGGTGTCCGGTTCGTTGGCGCTGGTCCGGAACTCCAAGTCGATGAATGCCTTGGCCACAACCGTGTCGACCAGCCAGCCTGGGTTATCCGCGGGGCCAAGGGGCACGCGCCGCGTAACAGTAGCCAGACCAGAGCTGCCGCCGGGCACATCGGTTACCAGCTGGCAGATGGTCAGGCCCAAGTACGGGTTCCCTTCCAGGGCATCTTGCCTCGTTATGCCCAGGAGGTAGACGTCCTTGGTTCCTGGGTGCCGGAAAGTTCGGCTTTCTGGGAATACCACTTCGTTATCCGCAAACAGCATCCGCCGACGTGTCGGCTTGTTGAAGTTGCTGAGGAAGCGGTCAGTGAGGTCGATACGGGCTTGGAAAGCAGCAGGAATGAAGGTCTCCGAGATTGGGTCCCAGGCCTCCATCTGCTCATGTGCTTTTCGCAGCGCGATCTCTTTAAGAAACATCGGTAGTTCTCGGCTGCGTGATTGGGTCACGGCCGGGAACCAGCCTGCTCATGAACACCATCGGTGCTGGCGTAGGCTGTACGATGCCGAGGTCATCGAGGATCAGGCCAAGGTACTTGATGACCTTGGCGCCAAATACAGTGGCCAGGTAGGTGTAGCCTTCCTTGTCGCTACGCTGGCCTTCGTTCGATCCATCGGTTTCTTTCTTCAGCACCCACAGCGTCGCAGTAAGCGCTAGCTGCTGGGCGCAGAAATACTTCGCGATCAAGCGAAGCAGACGCTGCTGACCTTCGCTTCCTGCGGTCTGCACCACCTGCCAGTCCGGCACAGAGCCGTCCAGCATAACTGTCAGATCGTCCTCCAACCCAAAGCTGGCGATCGTAGCGTCAGGCAGGTTGGAAGGCGACGTGGTCAACACGCCGCGGATCTGTTCAGTGGTGGTGAGACCGAGGAAATCCATGATCAGTCGCCTTTCTTGACCGGCAGCTTTTTCAGGAGTTTACGCTTGACCTGGTTGGCAAGCCAGCCGTCATCGAGCAGATGCTCAACCTGGCCAGCTTTGATCCAGCGCCCCGAACTTGGCTGACGGAAATCAACCTTGGTCAGGTTTTCTACCGGGATCAGCAGCAGAGTGTGCGTAGCTTTGCCAGTCAAGCCCTTGGCTTCAGCTTCCTGAGCGGACAGCTCATTCTTAACGCGCGCGTTCTCAGCCGCCTCATCGTTCTCGCGTTGGATGCGCTCGTTCTCTTCCTGCTCGAGCTTTTCCTTCTTCTTGCGAGCTTCCTCAGCTTCGCGCTCCTTGCGCTCTTCCTCTTCCTTGCGAAGCTTTTCAGCGCGCTCTTGCGCAGCCTTCTTGTCGGCTTCTTCCTTGGCTGCGGCGTCTTCCTGAGCTTTTTTGTCAGCAGCTTCCTTCGCCGCTGCATCTTCCTGTGCCTTTTTATCGGCAGCCGCTTTGTCGTCCGCTTCCTTCTTGGCAGCGGCTTCCAGCGCTTCCTTGTCCTCGGCTGCCTTCTTGGCTGCCGCTTCCTTGCCTTCTTCAGTAGTAGGTTTCGGTGTCAAAGCCATGATCGTATCTCCCGCGAGTTATAGAGATGAAAAAGGGCTCCTAAGAGCCCTTGTTCACTTTGCCTTAGGCTTCCAGGCTGAGGACGCTCCAGGCGTCATCATACAGCCGGGTTGCCATCTCGCCATAGTCGACGCGGAAGCCGGTGGCCTTACGCATCACGTACTCTTCGATGGCGTCGTAGGCAGCCGACACGTTGATGAAGCGCTGGATGGCCGCGCTCGGGTCAACGCCGACCAGGATACCCGCACCGAAGACGTCGGTTTTCACCGGCACTACGGTTGGCTGCGGGATGGCCAGGTTGGTACCGCCCCACGGGGTCAGGATCTTGCTGTTGTCGACGCCGGTGTGAGTCGGCGCCAGGCCTTCGTCGACGTCCAGAGCGGTGTCGATGTCGGTCAGTACGCGAGTGATCGCACCAGTATCCTGCACGCTGTGCAGCCACTTGATGTACGCACGCTTGGTGATCACGCCGTCCTGGGTGATGCTGGAGTCGAAGTCGGAGACCTTCAGGACCGGCAGAGCTTCCATGTTCAGGTCGACGTCGCCCAGTACCATCGAGCGCAGCTGCTCGCCGACGCGGCGGATACGGTCGCCACGAGCCTGCTTGGTCATCACCACACGAACCAGGTCGATGGTGGTGGCAGCCATGGCTTCGTTGGAGATCAGCAGACCGATCGAATTGGTCGGGATGCGGAACGAACGCTCACCAGTGGTGATGGAAACCATGGTTTCCGGCTCAGCCAGCTGGACGATGCGGCCGCTACGGCTGCCTTCCGGTGCGCGGGTATCAATGATCGGCTGATCAGCCTTCTGGCCGTTCAGGTTGCGGGTCAGCGCAATCAGGCTTTCCCAGATCGGGAGGATGTCGCTGCCGTCGTTACGGCGGGCATCCATCGACAGGGTTTCCAGGATCATCTGCGGGTACAGCAGGCGTGCGCCCAGGCTGTTATCGCTGCCATCCGGGCGGCGGAAGCCTTCAGCAGTGGTCATGCCAGCAAGCTGGGACATGGTCAGCGCTGGCATCTTGAACTTGGCAGCCGGGTGGCTATCGTTCAAGCCTGCGTTCGACATCATCTGGTCGATAGGATCGCCCAGCGAGTAGTCGCAGCCCACAGCCTGGGTGCGCATGTACTGGCGCAGATCCATGCCATTGTCAGCGGCGGCCTTGTAGATCTCCACCGCGCCGTCGAGAGACTTCTCGACTTGTTTGCCATCCTCGATGGCCATGTACTTCAGTGCTACGCCCATAATTGGAGTCCTTTGCTGGCGATGTTAAGCAGGCAAAGCCCTAACCCGAAGGTTAGAGCTTCTCCAGCAGTACGGTGGAACCTGGTGCGCCGTTGCCGGTGTACAGGTTGATCACCCGGTAGATGAACTCGGTCGGCTCACCAGCTTTGACCTGGGCCAGCGCCTTGAGGCCGGTGTTGCCGAGGTTCTTGGTGCCTACCGCAACTTGCGCACCAGCTACCACGCGATCGCCCCAGACCAGGGGAGTTGCGCCAGCAGCTACCTGTGCTTCAACGCGGAAGCCTTCGCCACCACGCGCTACACCGCCGACCGCCTGCAGGTTTGCAGTAGGGCCAGCGTCGATGTTATCGATGAAGCCTTCGATCTCGTCGCCATCGGCGCAGAGAACGTGGGTACCGTTATCCGACATCTTGACAGCCTTGTAGACGTCGGCATCGGAGTAGAGGGCTTGGCCACGCACGCCTAGCTTGGTCGTGATGACGTTGAGACGCTCGGGCGAGTGAGTAAGCGGCTTGAACTGAAAGTCTGCCATTGTCAGAACCTCGTTATGGAGTCACCGGTTGGCGATAGCCGTGGGTCTTCACAGCGGTTTTACCCGGCTCGGACACTGGCGTTTCGCGGGAATTCTGGCCAACAGTGAACATTTTTGCAAGCTTGGCTTGCAGATCGTTGTACTGAGCCAGGACTTCGGTGGCAGTCGCCTTTTCTTCTTTCGGCGATTGCGTGCCAACTTGGAGGTTACTGACAGCGGCTTTGGCAAGCACCAGCAAGCTGGCCGACTCAGCCTGAGCGGCTTCGTACTTGTCCTTCAGCTTGGCGTTCTCTTCGGTCAGCGCTTCCATCTTGGCTTCGAGCTTGCCGACGTCGCGCAGTGCGGTCTTCAGCTCGGCCGAGAGGCTCACGCTGACATTGGCGTTCGCATTGGCTTCGGGCTCAGGCTCGTCTACGGGGTCGCCGGTAGCCGGGTTGGCCGCGTCTTTCTTGGCCTGCTCAGCTGCAGCTGCGTCCTTGGCATCCTGCTCTTCCTTGGCGGAAGCGTCAGCGGCCGCCTTGATCTCGGCCTCGTATTGGACGAACTCTTCTGCAGTCAGCACCTCTTTCGGGTCAGCGCCGGCTGCGATCTGAGCACGTTTCTCCTGCGAAATTTTCATCGCGTAGCTCCTGTTATCGCCTGGTTTGTTCGCGGCCGCGCCGCTTCCGATGAGATCGTCCAGATTTGCAATCCGGTCGATCAGCCCCAACTGCACAGCTTCCCGTGCGTAGAACGTCTTGCCCTCGGCCCACTTGTCCTTGTCTTCCAGTCGCAGGTTACGCTTCGTAGAAACGTGCTCGAGGAAGAAGGCATTGGCCTGCTTGAGGTTATTCTGGATGTAGGCCTTGGCAGCTTCCGTGAGCTTCTCGTACGGGTTGCCGAGGGCCTTGAATTCGCCTTCACGGAACACCGTGAACGACATGTCGTAATGGTTGGCGGGGTCAGCCATGTGGCCGATGATCGCCAGGGTACCGATGGATCCCGTCTCTGCCATGCGGCTCGCCGAGGTGCGCGTGCAGCCGGCCATGATCCAGTAGCCGGCCGAGAACGCCGAGCGGTCGGTATGGCCGTTGACTGGCTTGATCGCCTTGACGCGGTCGATCACCTGGGTGACGGTGTCGAGGCCGCTGACGGCGCCGCCGCCGGTAGCGAAGTCGAGCAGCACTTCCTTCACATTGTCGGACTCAGCGGCGATCATCAGCGCATCCTTCAACGCTGCATAGCTGGTGACCTCACCGGGGAACCATGTGTGCCAGCGCGAGAACTGCGGCGTCAGCGAGCCGTGCACCTTGATCACCGCGACGTCGCCGTACTTCTCCATGAGGTACAGGCCGATGCGGCTGTGCTTTACCAGGAAGTCCGGGTCCAGGCGCTCGACTTCGTCGTCGCTGTCATCGAGATACGCCAGCTTCGCCTTATCGTCGAACTGGTACTTCTTCTCGAAGGCCTGCAACGTACTGAACGATGCCTGGTTGCCCATCCAAAGGGTCGGGTCCATTCCTGGCTCCTATTGGTCGCTACCGCCGGCGTTGGCCGGGGTGTCGGGTGAGAGCGCTGCTCCCGATGAAGTGGTTCGGTCACCGGCGTTCGAGCCGTTTGACGAGTTGGAGTAGAACCGTGTGCCGGCAAGTATCGCGTTTAGACCTTGCGGACGCAATCCCAGCTCGAAACAAGCCTGCGCTTCGTTCATCACGCCCCAGCTGAGCAATTCCAGAACGCGCTTCTGGCGCATCGAGTAATAGGCTTCCAGCTCGGCATCAGGGCGCAGGTTGATCGGCAGGAATTCGAAGTAGACGTAGCCGTCGATGCCGAGCAGGCGGCAGGCCAGGGTCAGGGCGCGCGACATCACCTCTTCCACTGGCGGGCGGGTGGCCTGTACGACCTGCAGATAGATCAGGGTCTCGGCGTTGGACAGCGCCTGGCTGCCGCCAGCACGCAGGCCAGATACCGAGGCCGGCGTCTTCAGCGCCGCGCCGAGCAAGTTGCCCAGCGTGGTCAGCATGCCGTTGTAGTCGGACTTGCTGCCGCCTGTGTCTTCGACCTTGTACTCGACGGTGTCGTAGGAGACGACGGTGTCTTCCGGCTCCAGGTCACGCAGCGCGTCTTCAACGCCCTGGCGGACCTCGGCGTAGTAAGCCGCCATCTTCTCTGGGTTGTTGCGGATGTCCAGCGGCGCGGTCTTCTCCACCTTCTCAGCGCTGATCTTGGCAATCAGCCGGCTGTGCCCGGTGCGGTTGACGGCGCGGTGGGTATCCTCGAGGAATTCGTTGAAGTTGATCGTGTGCGACAGACCGGGCCGGAGCAGGCTGGCTGCGTAGGCTTCGTCCGGATGGCGGTTGTGCTCGGCGATGAACACGGTCGGTATGTTCAGGTTGATGTCGCCGCTATCCTGCGTCGGGTAGCGTCCACCCTTGCCGTCAGATTCCCACTCGATGGTGGAGTAGCCGATGGGCACCAGGCGGTTCGGGCCGAAAGCCGCGTCGAGCACCAGCTCCGTGCCGCAGCCGCCTGTGTTGACCACGTCCGTCTGGAGCGTCGCCAGCAGGCTTTGCACGCCGGGCTTGTCGTTGTAGCCCATGCTGTAGTCGTGCAGCGTGCTCATCTGGTCGACGAGCGAGTAGGCCATCGCCATGACGTTGAGGTCCATCGCGCCGGCTGAGTTGTAGCCAGCTAGACGGAAACCGGCGCCTGTAGAAAGCGCCACCATCGAGTTCGCCGCCGAGCTGAACAGACCTTCCTCACGGGTTAGCGTGCGGATGATGTCGTTGATGTCAGTCCGGTTGCGGATGTTGTTGATGGCGTTGGCTTGGTACCGGTTGAGCGTGTTGGTGATGACATCACCACGGTTCAGCTCAGAGCCCGGGCGCTTGGCCCGGGCTTTCCCTGCCAGGTTGTTGCGCGGCAGAATGACCTGCGCGCCTTTAGCCGCATAGCGTGAAGCTCTGGAGCCTGGAGTCTGTGCGGCCAACCTGGAATCCCCCTGAAGCAAGCATCTTTGAAGCTGGACGGCGCAAGTATGAGGGCGCTTTCAGGCAAAAGCAAAGCCTGAAAATTTAGACGGAAACTACCATCTGTTCTTCCCGCTGACCCCGAATAAACCGTGCAGATGATGGCTGCTGCTCTTGCTGGAGCTGCCAGACGGAGAAGTCGAGGGCCCACCGGCGCCCATCCGGACAGTACCCACCATCGGCGCAGCCGCTGCGATCTGCTTGCCTTCCAGGTGCTCCAGCACCATCACGGCGATGCTCGAGTAGTTCAGCGAGTGCACCCAGTGGTCGTCCTTCTTGTCCTTCACGAATCGCTCTGTCATCACCCCATCAGCGTTGCGCTCGCGCAGCTTCTTGGTCGTCTTAAGGTGGTTGAACAGCTCGATCTGCAAGGCCTCGTGCTTGGGGTAGTACATGTCGCCGCTGTTGTGCGCCTCCAGCAACATCTTCAGGGTCTTGGTCCGGTCGGCGTTGATCACGTCATCCTTGCCGTAGGCTACCGGCATCAGGCCGGCCACCGAGTTGACGTAGTTGACGGCCAGGATCCCTTGGCGCGCCGCAACCAGGGCGTTGACCAAGCTGATGTCTGGGCCGGCGTCTACGCACATCTTCTGCAGCCTGTAGTAATCGAAGCGCGCGATCAGCGCGGGCGCGGCCGGCGACAGTTTGGTGTTGGGGATCTTCTCCATCCAGACGACGTGCCAGACCTCGGCGTGCACCTTCACCTTGACGTTGAAGTGGCAGGTCTTGCCGACGTCCGTGCCACCTACGCACAGGCCCTGCGCCGTGACGCTCTGGTAGATCCACAGATCCAGGTTGCAATACTTGTCACGGTGCTCGTTGGTGGTCGTGAAGGTGTTCTCTGCGTCGGAGTAGGGCAGCCCCAGGACGAAGTTGTAGAAGTCGCTCTTGAGCGGGTAGTCGTCGAACTGCTTGATGATCGCCGCCGGCGTGTTGTACTTCGGCACATCCCACGGCGACACCTGGTAGCTGCTGTCCCACACGTCTGGGCGCTTCGCCACCCACATGCGGCGCTCGGGCTGGATCAGCGAGCTGAACAAGTCCTTGGAACAGTGCGGGCACTTCAGCCAGGCTTCGCCCAGCTTGTTGCGCTCGTCGCGCGCGTCGGACGCTGCGAAGTTGATCATCTTGCCGTCGTAGCCGGGGATCACGAAATCATCATCGTAGCTGGGCAATACCCAGTGCTCACAGTGCTCGCACCGGCACATGTAGTATTTCTGGTCGCCAGCCTGGAAGTCCTTGTCTATGCCGAAGCCATCGAACGTCGGCGTGCTGAAGCGCACGCGCATGCCGCGGTTGTCGTGCTCGTCAGTGATCTTGGCGTGACGGATACGGGAGTTGAGCTTGCCCAGCACCGCGTCGTTGCTGAAGTCCACCTCATCGCTCATCACGATCTCGGCCGGCACCGAGATCGCCGACTTGGAGCCGAACGTGCCGACCACGTACAGGATGCAGGTACCCAGCTTCTTCTGCGTGGCGCTGTTCTCGCCGGCGCTCATCAGCCCGCTGTAGAAATCGCTCTGGCTGATCGCTCCGTCAAACCGGTCCTTGGAGAACAGGCTGGCCATCTCCTTGGTGGGCAGGCTGTAGATCATGCGCATGTGCTGCATCACCGACAGCAGCGCCAGCCCTTTGTGGACGAACAGCTCGGAGGCGCCCACCTGGGAGCACTTGCGGATGGCCTGGCGCAGCTTCGTGTCCTTGATGATATCGATCTGGTACTCGTGATCCTTGAACGACCATGGCAGGCCATCGAGCCGGGAGTTCTTCAGCACCACCTGGTCTAGCTCTTTGAAGCCTTGCTCGCGGTTTAGCGCGACGCGCATCCGGTCAGATGCGCGGGACGTCGACGGTTTCTGGGCTGCCATTATTCGTCCTTGGGTGGCTGAGGCGGATTAGGGTACTGGAGCAGGTATTGGGCGTGCTGCAGCTGTCTGGCGATCTGCTGGGCTACCTCCGTGCTGACCTTCTCCCAGCGTACTACTGGTCGCCATGTGATCGGCGTGCCAGGGCGAGGCGGGCAGCGTACGGGTGGAAGCTGGCTGTAGCCGCCAACCTCTGGCAGCGGTTGGGCCTGGTACTCAACCAGCTCGGCGGCCAGGTACGAGCCCAGCCAGCCTCTCTGCATGCGGGTTTGCCCGGTGTAAAAGCTGGTCGGACGGAAGATGCTTACGACCTCCTGGTGGCCAGCGATTGGCTGGTATCCCTCACGCACGTTTTGATTCACGATCGAGCTCCTCCTCGTAGTTGGCCAGGATCTGCAGGTAGTTCTCCTGCGCCTCTTTGTCGAAGTGCCGCTCGATCAGCATGAGCAGCGCCCGCTCCTGGCGCTGGATCCGGTCGATGGTGTAGATCTTGGGCAGGTCACGCACCAGCACCTGGGTGACCTTGAGGCTCATGTTGATAGCCTCTTTGACGGAAATATCCATCCCTTCACCCGCCAGGCTCTTGGAGCCATCAGGGTTTACCACCCGCTTGAGGACCGCATCCACCAGCTGGATCTGGTTCTTGAACGTCATCAGCACCGAGGCTTCCAGGCCGGCGATCTTGGCCACCAGCTCGCGCTGCACCGAGGGCGACATCGACTCCACGATCATCTGCTGCACATCGTTGGGGACCATGTCGTTGCGCAGCCCGGTGACCACCTCTTCGACGGCCTTGTACATGCCGCGGTCATGCAGCATGAGGCTGTCCAGGTCTTCCACCTTGCCCGGCTTCTGGAGACTCGGGAAGCGGGTCGATGTGCTCTCCAGACCCGTTGTGCCTTCTTCGTCTTTGAAGCCGCTCATTGGGCTGTCCTTCTCAAAAGTTTGGAGGCGGTGAAGGCCAGCGTCTCGTAGGCCGGCACGCTGACCGGCTTGTCGCCGTAGCCCTTCACTTCGCGCGGTGCCCGGGTGATCAGCCGGAAGTTGCCCAGCTCCCGGATAGACAGCTTGCCGTGCTGGGTCGTCATCTCGACGATGCCCTGGAGCACGGCGTCTACCAGCTTGTTGCTGTCGTCGCTGCTCAGGTACTCCGGCTCGACGTCGGTGCCCAGGCTGTCGGCGTAGCGCTGCTCATTGACGTTGGCTTTCACGTAATTAACCAGGTCGTTCTTGCCGGCGCCGTGGTAGCGGGGCTTCTTCCTGTGGTCGGTCATTTCAGTCGTCCTTGGGTAAATTCCTCGTCGCCGCAATTGGGTGTGGGAACCATGAAGGCTTCATCACCGCAGCCTGGAGTGTGGACGCCGAAGGCAGCGTCCGACAGATTCTTGCCGAGGGCTTTGTCGATGACTTGTTTGTAGCCCTCGAGCAGGGCAGCCATATCTTCGTCTACTAGCACATCCGGCTGAGTCTGGGTCATGTCTTGCTCCGGTCAGCAGCGCGCTTGAGGAACATCAGCCCCTGTTCGATAGAGCGGATGCCGTCATCGGCCCAGCGATCGCACTGGGCATCGTCCAGCTTGCTGAGCTCTTCAAGCAGCTGTTCACGGCGCTGGCTGGCGTAAGGGGCGTCGCCCAGGTCACGGGTGAGGTTCTTGTACTCGAGCAGCAGGCAGGCCTTCAGCTCGCGGCGGACGTGGTCGAACTGGAGGCTGAGGTCGCTGATCAGGTTCTGCATGGCGCCCATTCGGGGTGGCTGGTCGCTGTCGATGCCCAGGCCGGTACCTGAGAGGTATTCGTTGCCGTCGACTATCTGCTTGGCCAGGCTGTGGAGGCCTCTGTCCAGGGCATCCCCTTCTTCGCTGCTGCCTTTGGCGTGGGTCAAGGGCTTTGCAGTCGCTAGCTTCCAGCCGTGGCCGTTCTCGCCGTTCTCGTCGTGTGGGACGAAATTATCGGACTGGACTGCGGGGGTTTTGCCAAGGGACATCTGCAAGGCCTGCTCAGGAGACGTGCGCTCGATCATCCCTTCGAGGAAGTTGCCGCTCTTCTCCAGGAGGCTCTTGTGCTCTTCAGCGCAGACGCCCTTCTGGCCTTCGGTCTTGAGGCTTCGGACACTGCGGCCTAGGTCTTGGGGTTGGTCGGGGGAGTGGGTCATGGTGTGGTGCTCGGTTTGGCTTTAGACGGAGATTACCGTACTGGGTGGAAAAAGGTGAAATTTTTCCGCGTAGACCCAGGCGAGTAGCACGTCACTGGCGTGCAACAAATCGGGCACCGGGGCCGCCGACGAACGGTCACTACTTTTTCATTCAAACCGCTTGCCGTTATACGGTTATACCCTTATAGTTCACCCATGCCGTAGCGATTCACCTGCCACGGCACGGCTCGGACGGCCAGCCCTGCGCCCCGTCCCTGCCCGGCCCCTGCCCACGGCATGCCACCGTTCTTTAACAGTTTGAGCCTGCATTGTCCCGCAACTTGGATAGTGCCATTGCCAGCCGGTTTGCTTGCCGACACAACGTCAAGCAAATGAGAATGGTTACCAAATGAGAACTGTTATCATTTGGTAATCATAGCTAACACTCCCGGCTTGACCATTGGGCGATATGACTACCGCCGACTGCCCGCCAGTCGAACGGAATCACGGTTATATGCGCCTCGGATTAGAAATTCCGTTAGCCATTGGTTATTAACTGAGCAACCATTATCAGGCGCTAGTTAGCTGTACTTATACCTTGCCCAATGGGCATAACTAGCCGACCTAACAGACTGCAACAATGTCAGCCGCTCGCAACTCCTTAACAACTTCGACTAGATAGACAACCGACCCGCACGGGGTAACCGATAACCGGTTATCACCGACGAACGAATAACGGTTGTCGACAAGATCAACGGATAACAGGCCGTCTATACCGGCGGCCTTATATGTCCCTAGCAATAAGAATTAAGTAATAGCTAACCCAGCAGACTAGATAATGTCGTCTATTCCAGACGACATTCCATAGTCTACTAAACGTAATGAGGAATAAGACAATGACCACTATCATCACAATCCGTGGCAAGAAAGTTGATAACACTTTGATCGCTGCTTATGTAAAGCGTATCAACTCGACTAACGATGTTGTCACAGTGTTTGCCAACGCTGCTGTAATTCAGGCCGCTGTGCATGGCAACAAAAACTGGCTTGATAAGTTGTTCTCGCTGCCAGTAATGACGCTGCGCAACGGCGACCTGAGCAAGTTGGGCACACAAGTTCTTAACTACTGCAAAGCCCATTGCCCACGGGTTGAATGGAGCAAAGAGAACCAAAAAGTCGGCTTGAAGAAATTCAATGCTGACAGCCCGCTGGCTACTAACTTTGTCGCCGTAGGTGTGACTGAAGAGCAAGCCGCCAACATCGAAGGCGCCACCGTAGTTAAGGGTAAGGTGTACTTGCCGCACGGCGACTTCAATCTGACTTTTGACGAGTTCCTGAATCTGGAAAAGCCAGAATCGGCCGACAAGCCTGAGCCTAGCCTTGCTGCCAAGGCGCTGGTAAAACAGCTTGAAAAGGCCGTCGCCTTCCACAAAGACGGCAAGTTGAGCGGCACAGCGGACGAAGTTTTGGCAGCTGCCGCACACGCCAAAATGTTGTTCACTGCACTGGACGCCCTGCATACCAAGATGGTTGCTGTAGTAGTGGCCGATGAGGAAAAGCAAGTGGACGCCGCACTGGCCGCCCAGCTGCTGCAATCGGGTCAGGCTGGCAAAGCTACCCGCGCCGGCAAGAAAGCGGCGGTGGCTGCGTGAGTTTCGCAGCCATCCTAGTTGTCGTCGGCCTTTGTGCCGGCGGCGACATCTCCACCGCCGCCGAAACGCCGTCATGCAAGTATGACGACAAAGTGTGGTTTGAGCCCACCATGCAGGAACTTGAGCAGTGCGCCAAAGAGGCTGACGACAAGCGCGCCAACGATGAGCAGGCAATCTGCGAAGTCGTACCAATGGCAGCGACTGAGCCGACCGCCACCGTGACTATCGGCCCGCTTGAATTCCCCTCGCACACAAAGGTGATCTTTTGACATTCTCCGACTTCTACATTCGCTCGCTGCTGCTAGGCCAGCAGCGAGCTGTCGAAATCGCTGACAGCCGCGGCCTTAACGGGCCGCAGATTGTCCGCCTCATCCAACGAACCGAGCAGCGTCGGCTGAAAGCCAGCGCCAAATAAAGGGGCCGCTACCGACCAGGTAGCGGCCTTTTTGTTTATACGCGCGCGCGTCACGAAGGGCTTTTCCCTATGGGCAGCGTCATAGGAAAGAGCCTTCCAAAATTTTCCATCAAAACCTGCATAAGGAGATTTTCCCATGCCATACGCATAAGGCCTAGAGCCCACTCCCTTGCGCAGCCGGGTAACCACGTCCGGGCTGGCTGCGCTTCTCCCCGTCCCGGTCGGTAGGTGTGGCGAGCCTTTTAGGAACCAACCAAGCCATCGAAGCCATGTGTGCCTGGGCATGCACTGAAACTGCCCACTCCACCCGAATTAAGGAATTAGAGCCATGAACCGTATCCACCAGATTGCAGCCGCCGTGACCGATTCCGGCGTGTTCTACCGCTTTGAGGACGATCTCCCTAAGCCAAACATCTACTTCACCAGCGTCTTCCCCTTCACTGGTGAACCTCGCCACACCTACATCGCAGCCGACTTCACCGGCGCAGCGCTGGCCAAGTCCCGTACCTGGTGCAAAGAGCGTTTCAACTTCATGCCCATGCGCAGCAACTGCAACCTCAAGTTCCGCCGCATGAAACTGGGCGACATCCTCGAGAATCCCGAGGCATTCGCCAAGGCCTACGACAACGCCAAGGCAGCCGGCGAGCGCGACATAGTGCAGCGCATGGATGAGCAGATGGCGTGGATCGTCGATCACCTCGGTGTCGGCCAATACCTGGTCGTTGATGCGGCGAAGGCTGCAAAGGTGCTCAGTCGCAGCGACGCGCTGTGGGCACGCATGGCAGACGCCCTAGAAGGCGCTCATCTGCTCGGCTGACGCACGTTGGCGCCTTTGTCCTGTGGTTGTACGGGCAAAGGCGCAAGGGCTGTGCAGCTGGCTGCTGGCGAGATCGTGCGTAAAGGTGCGGATGAGGCTCGGTGCCAAGGTGGCGGCGGCGTTGATCGGAGCATTACGCAGCTGGCAACTTCTAGACTGCCAGCGCTAGCGGAAAGATATGTCGCTGTCAAGATAGAGGAGACGAACGGTCTCTATATAATATAATAATAATATCATTCTTTAATTAATAATAATAAAGAAGAGGGATGTAGTTATATTATGCTGTTATATTAAATATCCGGCGTTTTGAAAATACTCAAAATGTAGGTACCTGAAGTTTTTGTGAACGCTATTGCTCTCCTATTTAAGAAACACGAATATTAAATATACACCAAAACTAAATGCAAAAACCTCTCAACAACCTACCCAAAACCACCCCCAAACCCAAACCCAACCCCTCATCAACCCATAACCTCTCGCCCACAGCCCGCACCACCCGTGACCTTCACCCAAATAGAAATCCGCGCCCAAACCAAGACCCTCACCCATAAACCGACCATAATCAGCCTTTCTTTCCCGTCAAAACCCATATAACAGCGCGAACCAAGGCCGAATCAGCCTCTAACCCGCTGCCTTACCCTGCACTTTCCACCTTTTCTCTAACACAAACCCCAATAATAACCACTCTATAACCGCTATAACGCCTCAAAAAAGTTCTTCAGAGAAACCCAAAACCGTGACCAGCATCACCAAATTCGTTCTCAACCTGAACAAACTCACTGACTTTATATATTCCAAAACCAGCAGTATTTTTTATTCTTAATACTCAAAACGCAGGAAGTGCATAATTTCGCATAACAGCAGCCTTCCCTGTTAGAATAATTCGCGCTCATCTCAGAACAAGGAGATCCTGCCATGAATATCGTAGACGCACCCGACATACCGCCCGGCCAGATCCGCCACCGCGCTGCGCCAGCCGTGAGGAAACAAGGACTTACAGCGCCCAAGGCCAAGAAGAACGGCCGCCCCTCCAACAACGCGCTCCCGGTTATGCGCCTGTGGCCAAATTCGTCACGCAGCTACCTGCCGCTAACCAGCCACGAGTTCCTCCTCAACCAGGTCGTGCAGCGGTTCCTCGGCCACACCCTGAGCCGACAGCTGATCGCCGCCACGCACCCCGGTAAAGGTGACGACTACAACGACGTCCTCGCCAACTACGCCGAGAAGCGCGTGATGGGCCAAGACCCGGCCCTAGTCGAGCACCTCGAGTCCGAAGTGGCCCGCTGCAAAGGCAACACGCTGTTCACGCCCGACCACCTCGACAACCGCCACCTCAAGGCCTATGTCGATCGCATGGGGCCATTCGCCCTTACGCCTACCGATCAGCTCACCAGCAACGAGGCGCACAAAAGCCGCTCGCTGCATCTGCTGCCCCTGCTGCTGGGCGGCATCCCCTATTCAGCAGCTGAAAGACTGTGCATCCGGGCGCTGCGCACCGTAGGTGTGGACGTGTTCGAAGGCGAAGATTCTTGCTCTGACTTCCTCACGGCCTTGACCAGCAGCTATGGCTTGCCGGTGCTCTACCGCGAGGAAACCCCGGTGCCCATCGGCGCCGTCAACCGCCGGATCGATGCCAGCGGCATGGGCAGCTTCGAGGCCGATACCACGCACTACCCCGAAGTAGAGGACGAAGCCGCCTATGTGCACCGCCTCATGGGCCGAGCAAAGGGTGTCAGCCGGCTCGCCGGCAAGCAGCGCCTCAAGGCCAGCAAGGCAGCCAGCATCGAAGGTGCAATCAAAGAGGTGACCAGCCTGAGCACACGCCAAAACTGGATGCTCAAGCGCTCCTCGCTCGGTTGCGTGAAGCGCCAGATCATGAACAGCCTGGACTTGTTCGATGTGGTGATGCAGTCCCGGCTTGAGCGACTGAAGTCGGACGTGTGCCGCGAGGCTGCGGTGCGCTTGCAGTCCACCTTTGAGATGACCCCGCTGGCGGCCAAACGCCTGGGCCTTTCTGGTGTGGCAGCCTCCGACTATCTGGAGCGGGTGCGCATCGACGACGCGGTCTACCGCGCCGCCATGGAGCGGGTATTCAACGAGCCATGGTGCGAGCTTGACCTGACCTGCGACCCAGAAAATCTGGAGCAGGATGCGGAGGTGGTCACGGCCCGCGCCCTGATCGCGGTGCTGTACCGTAGCCGCAACAAGGCCGGAAAGCCGCCGCAGCTTGGCGCTCATATGATTCTTGGCGCCAGTGTGTTGACGGGCGTGCCCGTGGCCTGCTGGATTCGCTGGTGCGCTGAGGAAATGCAGCGCAAAGGCGAGGCCATGATCAGCTCCGACACCATCTACCAGATCATCGATATGGTCGACATGAGCGAGCTGTGCATGCACATGAGCGCTGAGGCGCGCAGCGAATTGGAAGAACTAGCCCGTCGCTTCAGGGTCGCAGAGATAGACCCGGACTGGACGTTCTATATGGCCGAGAACCTGCGCAAGGGCGGTTTCATGCTCTGGTCACGGGGCGGCGGCATGGGCGAGATGAGTTACCACTTGCTGCGCGACGGCGAAGACCCGCGCTACAAACCCAAACCTGACCCTCGCTTGTCAGCGTCGGCAGCGGACTGAGGTGAGCCATGTGGGAGCATGAGGAGTACCCGGACGCTGATGAGGTCGATAGCCTCGACACTTATTCCAGCGCCTGCCTTTTGCACTGGCAGATGTTCGAGCAGCTGCTATCTGAGGTGGCACGCAACCAGTGGCCGTATGGCCCGAGCCCGCAGAACTCGCCCGAAGTCATCGAGGACGTGTTCAAGAGCTACGCCATATTTGACCCGCGCTTCAAGGCGCGCGGCCTGGACCGCTGCCCGAAGACGTCGTGCATTCGTATGGAGGCTGGAGGTTATGACCGCCTGGTGTGCGGGCCTGAAACCCAGCGCAAGTCGGCGAAGTTCGGCCTGCTGGTGCCTGTAGACGGGTATTTCCTCGGCACCGCGGCGGTGTGCCATTTCCTGGGCATCTGCCCGACCCGTGCACACACGCTGATCTTTGATCCGTACAGCTCGACTATCGAGGCGCTGACCCATGTGCGCCGCAAGGTGCGCAAGCTGGAAGGTGCCACCGACGACTTCTGGGCCGACTATCCGCGCCGACTGCCGGAGATGGCAGCGTGATGGACTTATAGGATTATCCCCTTATACTAGGTGCCTGCGTGGCACCTTTTTATTGCCCGGAGGGTGCATGAAAAAGAATCCGAAGGACCTGAAGAATCCCATCGACAAAGGCGTGAAGGACGCTGACATG